ATTTTTCTTTATCTTGTGCTTCAAAAGCATCAGCATATGCACTTCTTGCTAAATCTAATTTATCTTTTAATTGTTTTTCTGTTGCATCTAAGTTTAACTTACTGACTTTATTAAACTCTGTTTCTTTTGTGCTGTATGATTTTTTTAATTTTTCATTCTGTTGAATTAGTTGAGCTATCTGTTCGTCTCTTTCTTTTCTTTGACGTATTAACTGTCTAATTCTTTTTTCTGCACCTTTAGTTTGAATACCATCTAGTTCTTTTGGTTCTTCTTGTTTAGGCTCTTCTTTCTTTTCTTGAACCGGTTCAGGTTTTGCTTCAACTTTCTCTGGTTCTTTTTCTACTTCAAATTCTACTTTGTCTTCTTCTTTCTTTTTAGAAGTATCTACTTCACTCCAATTATCTTCCATATTATCCTCCGTTGTGCACGAAACAAACGCATTACGTGCTTCTCATAATAATTATATCATATATTTTATTTTATTTCAAGTATTATTTACATTTTTGTTAAATTAAATGTAGGGTCTAAATGTGTTGGGTCTCCAACTTTCATTATTATCTGGTCATCAAATAATAATAATAGTTTAATACCTTTATAAAATAACTTTTGTCCGGCATGTTTTCCATAGCAAATATAATCATCTACTGCACACCAAGGACCATTTGGAAACTTATCTATATCTTGATAAGCTAAGTCTCCTATTTTTAACACTCTACCAACTGTAGTTAAATAAGACATATCATCTTTTACTGCATCTGGTAATAATATACCACCTTTAGTTTTTTCTTTTATACTTATAGGTCTAACTAAAACATGATAACCTGGTAGTTCTGGTAATATATCTGGGTCTACTTTATTATCATCAGATATCCAAGAACTATTTTTCATTGCACTTCCTAAAGCGACTTGCTGCATTAATCGTTCTCCATTCTACGTTTTAAAATTGTTTTTAATGTTTGTGTGGCCCATTCTATACTTGCAATAGAACCAACTAATTGCCTATAGTGAGGGTAGTCTTCTGCAGAACCATTACCTAATGTTTCTTTTAGATTTCTAGATTCCTCACTATAAGCTTTTAATACTTCGTCAAAGATTTCCATACATTATGCTGCAAATGCAAAAGCACCTGTGGTAGCATCTGCTGCTCCACCCATCTTAGATGCTATATGCCATGTACCTTTTTCATAACAAATAAAAGCTATCATGCTTCCAGTTGTAAAAAGATTAGTGGCTGCATTAGCAGGAGTAAAAACTAATTGAGTTTCACCTGCTGTAGAAATATCAAATGTTACTTCAGAGCTTCCTCTTGATTCAATAACTGAACCGGTTGCCCAAACATCATCACCTGCTGCATTAAATGTTAAAGTATTTGTTCCACCAGTTGTATCTTTTGCTTGAACATAAATACATACAGAACCTTGTGTTGCTGCAGGTAAAGCTGCTGCACAAGCTGCTGCACCAGTGTAATCAACTACGTTTAATGAGTTATCAACTAAAGTAATGTTTGTAGCAGTGCCTGTGTCAGTAAGTGTTAAACCAGTTAAGTCAGGCATACCTGAACTCATTCTTGTTGTTTCAACATCTGAACTTGCATCTCTAGTTGCTATTTGAAAACCTTTGGTAGACCTAACTGGTCCATTAAAAGTTGTATTTGCCATTTTTCTTCTCCTTTGTTATTTTACTGTCTTGGCTTGTCTGCTAGGTCAGTCAGTAAAAATTAATAATCCCTAGAAAACTATTTGTCAATATCTTTTAAAAACTTTAATGCTTCTTTATCTTCTTTTTGTTCTACATCTACTTGTTTCTTTGCAGAATCAAATAATAGCTTTTGTTGTTCTAATTGTAATTTTTCTTCCTCTATAGATAATTTAGTCATTATGTCTAATTGTTTCAAGGCCTCTCTGCTAGTTCTATCATCAACAGCTTTTTGTGATTTAAGTGAGGTACTAATGCCTTTATGTTGTGCATCTAACATTTGTGCTTGACGTTTAATATCTAACTCTTGTGCTTCTATAGATATCTTTGCATTTTCTTTTGCAGCATCTAGTTTTAATTTTTCTTTTTCTAATTCTACTTTTGCCTGCTCTAATGCGACCAGTTGTTGTTCTGGTGACATAGCTGGTCCTTGTTTATTTGCATTTAATACATCTTGTGCTGCAGCAGCCATCACAGCTTCTATAGCTGTTGGATTTCTTTGTGCCTCTGGTATCTGCTCTAACATAGCTTGTGTTGTTCCATTAATCTGTTCTTGATATTTCATAATAGAATGTTCTTGTATGTTTGCTTCTAAGATTGGTTTTACTCTAACCATAATAGGACTTGCTCCATTTGCAGGGTCTTGTAAATATGCCATCTTTACTTGGATATGTGCATCATGATTTTGTCCCATAAATGCAGCTATAGGAAAACCCTTGGTAGCAGCAGCAATATCTGATACTGGGTCTAAAGGTTGTGGCTTTGGTGCTTGTGGTAGTATCTCTTCTATGTTTGGCATATTAGCAGCATTTAATATTGTTCTATTTAATGCTTCTAAGTTAAACATACCTGGTGGTGATTGCTGTGCCATTTGTAATGCCATATTTGCTAACATCATTCTATGTGCATTACTAGGAATATTTGGGTCACTAACAGGTACAACATCTACTGCACCATCAAAATCTTTTTTAAATATTTCTCTACTTGCATTAGGAACATCATAAGGATATTCTACAGGTAGATAATCATAATCTATTTCTGCAATAATTTTAAATTCATCTCTTTGTGATTTATGTAATCG